GTATGTTGGGTGTGCCACCTGAAGGTGACGGAGCGACATTGGCTAACTACATCACAGGTATTGCAAATAAGAGAAAAGACTGTGTTGTCTGTATTTCTCCTGAGTTCTCTGATGTTGTTAATAGACCAAACCAAGAATTGACAAATTTGAAGGGATTCAGAACATCCCTGACCTCGTCAACTTACTCTATCCTAGATACAGGATGGGGTTATCAGTATGACAAGTACAATGACACCTATCGTTGGATTCCACTAAATGGAGATATGGCAGGTGTATTGGCTCGTACTGACGCTGACGCAGATACTTGGTTTTCACCTGCAGGATTCCAGAGAGGACTTATAAACAGTGCTATTCGTTTGGCTTACAATCCTAAACAGGAAGAAAGAGATGAACTTTACAGGATTGGGTATAACCCAGTTGTAAGCTTTCCAGGCCAAGGAACAGTTCTATTTGGTGACAAAACGCTTTCACCAAAACCTAGTGCATTTGATAGAATCAATGTTCGAAGACTTTTCATCTATGCTGAGAAGGTCATTGGACAAGCAGCTAGAAACCAACTTTTCCAATTTAATACAGCGTTTACACGCTCAAACTTCCAGTCTCTCGTACAGGGATTCTTGGATGGGATTAAATCTGGTCAAGGTATTACAGACTTTTTGGTTGTATGTGACGAAAGTAACAATACACCAGACATCATTGATGCTAATAAGTTTGTTGCTGATATTTTTATTAAACCAACTAAATCAATTAATTTCATACAACTGTCTTTCGTAGCTGTCCGTTCTGGGGTGGAATTCAGCGAAGCCGTTGGTGCAGTATAAACTATTAAGGAGAAAAAATGTCAACAGAAACCACCCGCATAACGGATTTCATTACGGCCTTTCCGAAGGCTGGAGCGAGACCGAATTTATTTAAAGTCGAGATCACTGGAAATGGGAAGGAGTTTCTTAGCGCTGCAAAAGTTACTGATCAGCAATATCTTCTGTGTCAAGGAGCGTCCCTGCCCGCCTCTGAACTAAGCTCAATACCAGTTTCTTTCATGGGAAGACAGATAAAACTTCCAGGCACAAGAACTTTTGCAGATTTGACCTTAACATTCTATAATGACGAAGACATGAACCTACGTGTAGGTTTTGAGAACTGGTGTCATGAGATACAACAGTTTGGTAATGTTTTCGGTAATAAAGTTAGAATCGACACAAAATCTAGTATTATTTCAACCGTCAAGGTCACACAACTAGGAAAAGAAGGGAACCATCTAAGGAGATACCTTTTCCATAGTGCTTTCCCAACTAACGTAAGTGATATTGCACTTTCTTATGGTGATACTGATACTATTGAACAATTCACAGTAAATATGGCATATCAGTTTTATGACATTGAAGAAACTGCTACTCCTAAGCTTATGGATACTGGAGCCGAAACTGTCGCGCCGGAAGACGGTGGATAATTAGGACAGATACTAAATAGTATTAGTCAATAACTAATAGATAGAGAATAAATTATGGCAATCAAACTTTTCGGTTTTACAATCGGAAGGGATGACAGTGACAAGCTGACTTCACAACATTTTACGATTCCAGAACCAGAAGACGGAGTAGCCTCCATTGCTTCTGGTGCTGGTGCGTTTGGTCAGTTCCTTGATCTTGAGGGTACGGTCAAAAATGAGTTTGATCTTATCGGGCGTTATCGTGGAATGGCTCTCCAACCAGAGTGTGAGACAGCTATAGATGATATCGTCAACGAAATCATTGTTGATACAGGGAAAACCGATCTTGTCACCCTCAACCTTTCAAACCTTAACGTAGGCGAAAAAGTCAAAAAAGAACTCCACCGTGAGTTCAAGACTATCCTACGACTCCTCGACTTTCGCAATTTGGGTTACGATATATTCAAGCGTTGGTATATTGATGGTAGAGTCTACTATCATTGTATCATAGACCCTGAAAAACCAGACGAAGGTCTATCAGAACTCCGAATCATAGACGGACTGAAACTTAAAAAGGTAAGGGAAGAACAACAGCCCTCTGCCGAAGAGCTTCATAATTCTATGAACATGCCTATCATCCCCAAGTTTGATGAATACTACATTTACGCTCCTGCAGGTTTCTTCACGAAAGAGTCAGGAAGTAAATCTCAAATCAAAATATCCAAGGATTCCATTGCATATTCTGGTTCAGGTCTTATGGACGCTGGACGGAAGATGGTACTTGGTTATCTTCACAAGGCTATCAAACCTCTAAACAACCTCCGAATGGTGGAGGACGCTCAAATCGTCTACCGTGTTTCACGGGCACCTGAACGTAGAATATTCTATGTCGATGTAGGTAACTTACCTAAAATCAAGGCAGAACAATATATGCGTGATATCATGCAGAGATACAAGAATAAAATCGTGTATGATGCTAATACAGGTGAAGTTAAAGATGACAGGAAGTTCCAGTCTATTCTGGAAGACTTCTGGTTACCTAGACGAGAAGGTGGAAGAGGTACAGAAATCACCACACTGCCAGGCGGACAAAACTTGGCGGACATCGAAGACATACTTTTCTTTCAAAAGAAGCTTTACAAAGCCCTCAACGTTCCTTTATCCAGAATGTCAGACGAACAATCATCTGGCTTTTTCGGTAGAGCGAGTGAGATAACAAGGGATGAGATAAAGTTTGGAAAGTTCCTAGACAGACTTAGGTCTCGTTTCAATAACCTATTCTATGACTTGTTGAAAAAACAATGTCTCTTGAAGGGTATCGCAAACGAAGAGGACTGGGAACAAATTCGTGATGATGTATTATTTGTCTATGAAACTGATACTCATTTTGACGAACTCAAAAACGCAGAACTTATGGAACAACGACTGAATCTCGTTGGACAAGCCATCGACCATCGTGGTAGATACTTTTCTGATCAAGAGATTCGTCATAACATACTAAGACAAAATGAGACAGATATTGGCAGAATTAATTCAGAAATTGAAGAAGAGAAAGAAGCAGGTCTTTACGATTCTGGTGATGATGATGGTGGCTTTTAGTCTACCAGCTCAAAACACTAGAATAGCTACACCCTTCTGGTATCCTTCTTCATACATCTATGGTTTTGTTAAAGGATGTAAACAATCTGTAGAACAGTTTCAACCTGACTTTACCAAAAAACTGTGGCCCGATGATGTCACAGAAGTTTGTGGATGTGTCGTAGATTCTCTACGGCATTCTCTGACTTGGTTAGAAGTTCAGAATGATATGACTCTTGAAAATCTCTATGGTGACAGGATGAAAATGATTGTCACAACAGTCTTGCCAATATGTGTCGAAGAAATACAAGAAGGTAAAACCCCTAAACCGCAAATATATGAGGAAAGTAGTATTCTGGGGAATTGATTATTCCCTAACATCACCAGCTATTACCAAAGTCTATCAAGACTCTTGGCATTCATTTTGCCTTGGTAAGGAGGAATCTACAGACCTTGTATCAGTTCGAAACTATCCAGATTTCCATTCTCAGACTTTTCGTAGAAATAGACTGGCGGACTGGGCTCTGGGTATCTTGACCTCAGACCGTGGATTGGTATTGATGGAGTCCTACGCTTTTGGGGCGAGGGGTAATGCTATTACGAAGATGGCAGAAAATGGTGGAGTTCTCAAACACGAAATGTTAAGACACGGATTGGGTTTTGAAACAGTTCCTCCTACTACAATCAAAAAATATGCGACAGGTAAGGGGAATGCTAAGAAGGTTGATATGTATGATTCTTTTATTGAGAGAACAGGTCAGGAGTTGAAGTTCAAGGCTCAGTCAGATATTGTTGACAGTTACTTTATCGCCATGTATCTCCGCGATAGGAGTGAAACTCTCACCACAACCACAGGAGTGGCCGGGAGCGACGATCCTCCGAAAAACAAATCCGTTCTCTACTAGGTTTGTAGTGACTAAATAGTCTATAGTTACTGAACCTATCACCTCATGAAGAATATTATGGTCACATCTGATTTCAAAACCGTCTTCATAAAAAACATCATCATCAGAATTTTCAAGACCCTCCTCAGTCTGAATATCCCATTTCCAACCCGAACAACCGCCAGACCGTGCCGAAACGCGAAGATACTCTCCTTCATTCAAAGTTTTTTTGATTTCCATATACGCGCTAGCGCTAAGGTTGATTTCCATAACGTCCTTTATTTATATCATCGTGAACACGCTTATTATACCAAGATATTTAGACATTGTCAAGTAGAACGCCTCAGTTTCAAGTAAAATGAAAATAGTAAATGATATCATGCCGTTGTTGATAGTGATTTTTCTGAAAATAATGTACGATTTCACTTGACATTGACCTCCGATTTGCGATATACTATAGGTACAGGATGGGAATGGGTCTCATCTGTAACCCCCAAATAAAGGAACAATATGGGTATGATGAAAAAAGAAAGAATCGAAACGGAAATCGGTGTCGAAGAAGTTGAAATGGGTATCGCTCACTTGATGAAGTGGGGAATGAAGACCTTCAAAGACCACACAGGTGAGTGGGTTGAGGTTCGTACTTCAGGTCAACTGAGTCTGTTTGGAGATGACATTGAACCTATTCCTCATTTGACGGAATCTGAATAAAGGAAAATGAAAAAATTTAAGATTACAGGGAGAAACCTCCCTTCGCAGCTGTCTACTGCAGCTACAGTAATGACTGTAATCTCATTAGACAGAATGATAGGGGAAGAAAATAGGGCGAAACTGGATGTGACCATTAGGTTCAAGCACCACGACGCTGAAGGTGAGGCCATCCGAAAATCCAAGAATAGATACGAAGTTATTGTGGACCACCATCGTATAACCCATGACGCGTGGAACAGAGAATATGGTCCAGATGAAAGAACTGTAAAGATAGTCAATATTGTGGCACACGAGATGACACACGTTGCCCAGTATTATAGAGGTACATTAGTCAAGAAAAGTGACTTACTGTACCATCACGGAGTGAACCACGCAGTGGACGATCTCCAAACATATTTTGATGCTCCTTATGAAGAGGAAGCTAGAGGGAAAGAAGAAGGTCACATGATCGCTTTTCTCCACACTTGGAAAAAACTTATTGAAGATGGAGTCATAGAACTCTGAAAGGAACCATGCGTATGAGAAATTTGTACGAAGTTACCGTCAAAGGAAAAGTTATTGGTACATTTCACAAAGCTGAATCTGCCTACAGACTCAAGTCCGAGATGGAACATTTGGGTAAGGTAAAAATTAAAAAAATATTTGTAGAAGCGAGACCATAATGATAGAAGCATTTATCTGGAAACATCTAATAGTGATTTGTTGGACTTGGGTAACCTTGTACCACTGGAATTTACCACACGGATGGGAATAAAAGTGAAAATAAATGACGATTTCACTTGACTCTGACCGTCTAACGGCGGTATACTATAGTTAAACAATGAGGGAATAATCCCAATAACCCACATAGGATACATTATGAAAAGTCTTACTGCTTCACTTATCACTACCCAATACCGTGAAAACTATGGTGCCCATGAATGGGACGGAACTGGTGAGTGTCCTCAGTATTGGAAATGTAAATTTGGTACTGAGTATATGGTGAAGGACGCTCCGTCCATTATGGACGCGGAACATTTCGTAGACCATTATATCTGTGAGAAAACAGACTACTCAGACGAGTATGTTGTCAATTCAGTTGACTGTGACATCATGTATGACAAGAACCTTCCTGAGTACATGGAAGTGGTTGTCATCAACTGGACAGACCGTTTTAATTGTAAATATATTAAGGAATCGATGAAAAAGTGATTATTTCACTTGACATTGACCGCTCAACGGCGGTATACTATAGGTAAACGATGAGGGAATTGTCCCAACAAACCACATAGGAACTATGGAAAACAAATTTCTAAAAGAACAAAAGTCGATGTTAGCTCAGTTGTTAGCTTCTGAGAACATCACAGTTATCCACGACAAGAAATTGGAAACTGCGGCTTTTGACCCTATTAACAGGAAATTATACCTCCCTGTTTTCAAGACCATGACTGGTCCATTATATGACCTTCTGGTTCTTCACGAGGTATCCCACGCATTAAATACCCCAGCTAATGGGTTCCACTCCTCAAAACATCCTAAAGGTTCACGATTCAAAGGTTTTTTGAATGTAGTAGAAGATGCTCGTATTGAAAAACTCATCAAACGTAAATTTCCAGGCGGTAGGTCATCCATGATTAACGGATACAAAGAACTTCTGGAAATGGACTTTTTTGGTATCAAGAATGTTGACCCACAAACTCTTCCATTCATTGACCGTTTCAACTTGTATTTCAAGATTGGAATGACTTTGAACCTGAGTTTTACTGATGAAGAATATGAGTTCATTCAGAGAGGTATGAACCTTGAGACTTGGAAAGATGTCGACAAATTGGCATTAGACCTCTGGGAGTTCGCAAAAGACGAAACTCTTTCCACCGACATCCAAGCGATGATTGGTGATTTTTACATGCCTGAAGATGAAGACGCTGAAGAAGGCGAGGAACAGGATGAAAAAGATTCTATGAAGGTAGAGATGGAAGGTCAAACTGAGGTGGAAGGTGAAGAGGAAGAAGATCGATATGACGAAGAGGAACGCCAGTACAGAGCAGAGAATGCTGAAGGTGAGGAAGACGAGAAAACTGAAGAGTCCGAAGAGACCTCTGAGTCAACTACTGGACAAGAAGCTTCTGAGAAAAAAGAAGCAGACAAGATTGAGGAAGTTGAAAAAGAGAAGTTTGACTCATCAATGATGGATAACGAAGGTGGTGGATTTGGTTCAAGTCTAAGTGATTTTGAAGAACATTATGACGAAGACCCATTGTCCATTACTGACACTAACTTCAGGAACCACGAGAGAGAACTTTCTGACAAAACTTTTTCTGGAACAACTCTGGAAGCTAGAGTCCCAGAAGATAACTGGCAGGACTATGTTATCGATTTCAAAACCATGTTAGAGTATTTTCAGGAACTCTACGGAGAACCAGAGAATTTTGAGTCTGAACTTGGAAACAGATATTCTTGGGATCAAGATACATTGAACAGATGGACTGAAGGTTCTGGTTCAAGATGGCAGAATTTTGTAGCTCACAACAAACCTATTGTCCGTCACATGGTCAAAGAGTTTGAAGCTCGTAAGTCAGCAGCGATGCACGAGAGAAGTCGTGTACACCAGTCTGGACTTATCAACCCTTCCGCACTTTACAAATATAAGTTCGATGATAAAATCTTCAAAGCTGTTACCTCGATTCCTGAAGGTAAAAATCATGGTTTGGTCTTTTACATTGACTGTTCTGGTTCTATGCAACACGTATTTGGGACCGTTATTGAACAAACTACCCTTATGGCGATGTTTTGTCAGATGGTTAAGATTCCATTCCGCATTTATGGATTCACAAATTTCTCATTTCACAGACATGACAGTGAAGGTGTCAGTGGAAAACTGAGTACCCAGTTTGATAACTTTCAAGCGAAGTATGACCGATACGAAGCACCTTTGGGTGAAATGAACATTGACAGAACTGTCAGGTTCTTTGAACTTTTCAACGACAAAATGTCAAAAAGAGAGTTCACTAAAATGGGTGAGTATCTGGTAACACTGTCCGATATGGGTCGCTGTCCTATTCCATTATCTGGAACACCATTGAACGAAGTTATCATTCTTGGTATTGACATGGTCAACGATTTCAAAAGACAGTACAACCTTGACATTTGTAACACCATTCTTCTCACAGACGGAGATTCTAGTTCTGGAGGCGGTGTAAATATTGAAGAAACAAGGGAACGCAGAGATACTGGTGAACTTGAAACATAC